TTTTGAGTTGTGCTCATTTTCTAAATCCTTTCTTGATTTTTGTGTAGTTGATTTTTAATTACAAAGTTGCGCCTTGATTGCGCCACTCTGAATAAAGTTTGGGGTGGGCATGAATTGCGGTGCGTAGTGCAACCGTTTCACTCATTCCCGCTTTTTTGTTTTCAGCAACGATTTCAGAAAAGCTTTTTTCTTTGTCTTTTCCTGCTTCGGCTTGAACTGCGACTGGGTGTCCACCTAGTCCGTTTTTGGCAATCTCGGAGAATGCTTTTTGAACGGCTTTGTCGGCTACTGCTGACATAGCTTTTTCAACATCTTCTTTGGTTGCGTATTCTGGTTTTTCACCTTCTTGCATTTCTGCTTCGGGTTCTTTCGGTTCCATCATGGCTTTGACTTCGCCCATGAGTTCATCTTTCATTCCTGCCACAGCTTCTGCAATTGCGCTGCCGACAAGCTCTTTGATTTGGTCGTCTTCCATTTGTTTTTCCTCGTTATGGTTAGTAGTTGTCGGCATTGAAAATGCCTTTTCAGAAAATAGTCCTTCATTCGCGGCGGGTGAGTCAACGATGTCCACGCTACGGAGTTTATCAATACGCACGTATTCCTTGCCGTCTATCACTTCGATATTTGAATCAAAATGAATAGAGGTTCCGAATTGGTCGGGAATGGTATTGATCGCTGTTTTTAACCATCCGTATTTTTCGCCTTGGGTGAATAAGTGAATGTCGGCGCGTAGTTTATCGCCGTCAATTCTTGGATTGCATGCGTATCCGATTATAGAAGACACATCGTCACCGTGATTGATTTTGACCTTTACTTTTTCGGGAAATACTGCAAGTGCGGTTTCAAGTGTCTTTGAATCAATAAACTGGTCATGCCCTTTCGCTTCACCAATAGTGATGACGGATACACCCTCAATGATGTCCTCGTTTATTTCGTTCTCAATAACTGCGTTCATACAAGTAGATTATTTGTCAAGTTTATCGACTATTGACCTCGCCCATGAGTATCCTTCATCGCCGCCCCATCCGTTCCAAGCTTGCCAGCCTTTTCCTTGTTCTTTCCATGTTTCGCCCTTCTTATCTACTTCATGGCGTTGGAAATATGACAGCATTCTTTTGACTGTATCTTGGCTTAGGTTCTTGCGGTTGCTAATGTCTCTTGCCCTTGCAATACCCACCGCCGTCATCCCGCGTTCGCTTGGTGGCTTGCTTTTCCGCACTTCTAAGGCACGTTTAGCATTGTCTGCCATTGCTTGCGTTGGCTTATTTCCCTCGGCAAATTCTTTAGGCTCTGGCTTCTCTTCTGGTTCTGGTTCTTCATCCTGTATCACTTCTTCGGATACTGGCATGATTTGGAAATTGCTTGGATTCCCTAGCAGTTCAAGTGCTAGGTTAATCGGTATATTTGCGGATTTGCTCAGTTCTTGAGCGCGTTCTAGTTTTGTGCTTGCTTCGTCGTATATCTTATCCTCGGCTTCTTGCGGGTCTTCACCGTTGGCAATGTAGAAACTTGATTTAGTTCGCATACCTGCACGCACTTCATTGATTGCGGCTGCACTATCACGCCCTGCATCGATGCTCATTTTTGCGGGGAATTGCCAACGTCCACGATAAAGCGAGGGATTCATAGGGTCAGCATTGATTTGCCCTGTTGCTGCACCGTAGAACATGATTCTGTCGCGTATCGGGTCGAGCAAGTTGCGCTGAACATATCCTTGTATGCGCTGAAATTCACGGTCGGCAAGGCTCAATTCTGTTCGGCTGCCCGGGCCAGTTAAACCTGAGATATTATAAACAACACCGTAAGGCAGGTTTAATGCCGTTGCTACGTCACGGATGATTGATTCAAGAAAGCCGTTAAAAGTTGGGCTTGGTCGGTTGCCTAACATTGGCTGCACCCTGTCGCCTTGTTTCAAGAACCAAAAGCGTCCATATTTGTGTTCAATCTCGTCAACTTGGCTGCCGTCTGAGTATCGCGGTGCATTGTCGGCATTTAGCACATCTTCAACGTCTGCAACTCCGTTTTCATTAAATACGATTGCAGCATGCATTGAGTTTGCCTTAACCCCAATTTGTTCGGCTTCGAGTATTTCTTCCAAATCCTTGAGCTTGTCAATCACTGGCGCAAAACATGACACGCCACGGTATTGGCTTGGTCGCTGAATAATTGCATGGTGGATAAAGTCACGCGCAACTATTTGACGGTCAAAAGTGTAGCTGTTCGTATTTCTGTCGCGTGTGTATATGTCGTATGCCAAGGGTTTTCCGAAATCGTCAATATGAATGCCTGCCGCATAGTTAGCAGTTGTCATGTTAGCATTCGGGTCGCCTAACCTATCGGCTTCGACTAGCTGCAATGTCGGTGCTTCGGATGCCTTTTGTATCCATATTCCCCCTACATCGCCGTCTCGTCTCTCGCTTATTACGGCTACGTGTGCCAGTTCTGTCAGGCTCATCCTGCCTGTCGTGTCTGCGTGTCTTGCCCATTGCTTGAAAAACTCTTCTGCTTGTTGGTTTAGATTGCGGTCACCTGTATTCGCTTGATATTTGAGGTTGCCGATTGCGTAGGCTGCATACTTGCTGAGAATGCCTTGCACTATCGGGCTGTTCTCGGCTAAGTTGCGAACTTCTTTAATGATCGTCCACCTGTCGCGTTGGTATGTTGTCGATTCTGGGTCAATAACATTCGTAGCAACTGCCCGATTGCGCCCAAAGTTTTGACTTGCCGCTTTGTAGCGGTAAAGGGCTTGCTTTGCTGCAATGCGTTTTACTGCTGCCGTTGGGCTTATATAGGCAATTGCCTTGTCAATGAGTGTATCCTTCAACATATTACACTCCTCCGAATCTAAAGGTTGCCCGTTTGCGCCGTGTTCCCGAAGCGGCTGCAATTGCTTCGTTTATATTAGCAAGTGCTTGTTGCAACTCGGTTAAGTTGCTACGGCTTAATGTGCGCCCAGGTATCGCTATGCTTTGCCCTGTGGTCGCTATGTCTGTAATAGCCTGCACATAGTTAGTCTGCAACGTGGTGAGCGTTGCACTTGGCAAGCCGATAAATGCATTCATCATACATATTGGCAGCTTGTCAAGTTTAGGGCTTTTCTTTAATCCAAAATCCCAAGCATCATCGCTGCGATTACCTGCATTGCGCTTGTGTCAAGTCCGTGGTTGTCTATGCCTTGATACTTTTTGCGCCATTCCCATTTCCCCTGCATGGACTCTTTTTTTTCCTCGGCTGCTAGGTGTTTGCCGTAAATTGTGTTTCCGCTTCCTGTCCACTCGCTTGCTTTAATTTTTGCAAATAGAATGTCCTTGGCAATGTTCGCGTTGTATTCAAACCAATATCCGCCGTGTCTTGACTTCGTGGGATGCCCGTATGGTCGCTCAACATAAAGACCTGTGCGCCTGTCTTTCTGTCTCCACATTCTCGATACGGTTGCGCCCTTCATCCCAAACCATTGATTTGCCGCGCATAGTTGGTCGACGTCATCGGGCTTATATCCTCGGTCGATAAACACGCGATTATTGCTCACATTGTGCTGAGTTAGGATTTCGCCTATTTCTTCTTCTTCGGCAACTTGCCCAAAATACAATTGCCTTACTGGTTGGTTTGCATTCCAGTTTCTAACTTCAACCCAGTAGTGTCCTTGCTGCTTGTCGATTGTGCAAATGTTTGTGCCGCCTTCAATAGGTTCATCGCTTGCTTGAATCGTGATCTCAACTTGCTCAACTTCTTTCTTTTCCACCCACGGCATTGCTTCAGTCTTTTGTTTGAACTTAATCATTGATTCAAAAATGCCACGCCGCATTTCGTTGTAAGCAAAACAGAAGTCTCCAATGATTGATTGAAAACTCAAGTCAACAAGTGCATTCCATCGAAACGAATGTATAAGCGGTGTCGCTGCGATTTGTTCCTTGTAGAATCCCGCTTGCTTCCATAGTGTGCGGGTGCGTTGGCTGTCATCCATTTCGTGTCCGCAATGCGGGCAACGGTATCTCACTGTTTCAACGGCTCGCGGTATGTTTATATCTTTATTGTCGAGTAATTGCTTGTCGAATACAAGTCCGCCCTTTTCTATTCCTTCCTCGCAATCGTCTATCCGCACCTCTAATGGCATTTCGTGTTTGCAACTTGGGCAGCGTGTCCACCAGTCATGCTGTGTGCCGCGCCTAAATTCTGTGTCCTCTGCATCGTTCGCAAATCCGCACTGACTGATATTTATGATTTTCGAGTTGCCTAGTTTCTCATAGGCTCTTGTTCGTTTCTTCGCATCGTCAATCAAACTTTGATCTTCCCATGCCCATATTTCATCATTGATTTTCCATCGTATTGATTTTGACTGCAAACTGGATTTAGTTGCGGAGTTGGCAAATAGGTTACACGTAGTGAAGAAAATACGATGCGCCGTAAAGTGAGTCTTCATGTCGGCAGGCAGGTAATTCCTGAGACTTGGACTGTTCGTAAGCATCGGCTGTATACGGCTTTCCATGTGGTCTTTCACGTCTGGTCGCGTCTGCATTGTCAACATGATTGGTGCGGGTGAGTTGCACACAATCCACGGCAGCGTAATGTCACTGATTAAGCTGCCTGCCGTTTGCACTGCTTTCCTGCAGTTAACTTGTCGAATGCTTTGATCTTTAATTGCCTCAAATGGTCGCTTTAGCCACGGGCTTAATTCAACGTTAAATCTTCCGCTTATTGCATACCCTGAGCTTGGCAGGTTTATATTCTCGGCTGCCCATTCGTATATTTCTCGCGTGTCTCTTTCTTGCCACGCTTGTGCTGCCGTTTTTAATTTCATTCGCTTATCATGTCATCATTTAAAACGCGCTGCATTTCTTTGCATATTCTTTCGGCGGTTCGTTCTAGTATCGTGTGACATTCGCCAATGTTCAACCCTTGTATCTGGCTTGGCAAAATATCAAACTCAGAATAAAGAAGTGCCTTGAATTGCGCCGCATGTCTTGCAATTAAACTGTCCACTTTCGACACTTCAATCAATTCGTTTTTCGCGTTCGCAATTTTAATATCAAGCAGTTCGATTTCTTTTTCTGTCTTGCGCTCCCTTGCTGACTTGTCGCTGTCGCTTAGTAATTCATTCGCTTCGATAAAGTCAATTATGCTTTGTAAGTGGTATCCTTTGTTTGGTGCGCGCTTGGGAAATCCTGCAAGCTTTTTTAATCGGTGAAGCTTATCATTGTTCACGTTCGCCCATCGCACAATTTCGTCCGTTGTTTTAACAAATTCTGGTTTGACGTCTTTAATCATGTGTGGGGCAGTTTCCCTTTTGCCTTTTCTTAGGTTTCTTACCTAACAAACCTATTAAGGTGTCCTTTT